GGATAGCAGCAGTAGCCTTGAGGCTGATAAGCTCAATCATAGTAGTGGCTCCTATGAGAGCGGGCCTCAGCCCGCTGCGTTGATGGAATAAAGCGAGTGCCTCAGCACTCGCCAAAGATGTACTCCCAACACTGGATAACATGCTCTGTGAGAGGCTTGTTACCGTTGTTGAGTAGCACACCATGACAGTAGTCACGGATATGCTGGTCGTAGTAGTCCATGCCTACATCATAGAAGTAGGTCAAAGGACCACACTCCATACCCAGAGGGATACGAGGTAGATGGCATCGATAGTCATAGAGTTGAACTCCATGGTGCGTGATTGCACTCATGCGAAGCGGAGCTTCTATTTTTGTTTTAGGGTTTAGGGTATGTATAGAACATACAGTGATACACATAGTGTATAGGATAGTAGAGTGTATGGTTGAGATAGTACGAGAGTGTACTGCATTAACTCATACTCACTCACTAACTCTATATAGAGTGTAGTGGTGATACACATGATGATGTGTAATGATACACGAGTGTAGACTCATACAGTAATGAGGTGGGGTACCTCATCTGAGTGTAATCAACATGACCGGGGGGGGTATGTTTGATCATACAGAGGAGTGTATGAGTGTAATACTACATGCGTAAGTCACTACGAAAAAAGTCGGAATGACTACCCAAAAAATTATAGAAAATCTATTTCTATAAAGACGTATATACACTAGAGATATAATAACAAACACAGCTATGTTTGTTTGTTTTATTTATAGTACTGCATGTCAGGTTCGATACTGACTCCCTCGCATCCTATCTATTACCCAAGGATACAGTCCAAGGGGGAGGGTCTTATTGTTATGTACGTTCATCCGTACTGATGCAGTAGTTGCTGACTATCATGGTAGTCAGGTGAGCCAAAGCGAAATAAGATTCTCAGCGCGCCTCACACACTTAGTTAAAAACTAACGGAATCTCTTATCACTTTGGTTCACCAGACTATCAAGGTAATCAAGAGAACCAAGGGCTCCCGCTCATGCAGGGCAGGGTATCGGGGGTCACTGCATTGCCCCTTCCCTTGGTTCACCAGATTATCTCATTGGAGATATGAACGGTGCTTGCACCCGTGTAGGCGGATTTGCAATCCGCAGCCTATCTATCTCGGCCATCATATCAAAAGGTAGTCAAGTGAATCGAGGCACATGCTGGCCGACCTGCGAAAGTTATCAGCACTTCCTTCTGGGAAAACATTGGTTGAACGCCTGCCAAGACTCAACCTTTGTCGCCCTCGATTCACCTGTCTATCTCTTAGGTGGTAGGACCACCTAGTAGAATAACACGGATAACACCCTGAGGTAGATCGGGTAGTTCATCCTCGTCTGGCTCAGTCTCACCAGTGAGAACGAAGTCAGTTAGCATAGCTGCTTCCTCGACAGCTTCCTCAGCAGGAACACCCTGATCAAGAAGCTTGCTTACAAAATGCATACGTAGATGTTGTTCATCAGTCATTAACTTACTTCCTTGGTTCAAAGTTAAATGGGTCTCTCCCCATCTGTCACCCCTGATACCTCTGAGGTTAGGATTCGTTAGGTGCAGGACACTAAGCTGCAATTACACCGTCATCCGACAGTGATCCTGTGATTTTAGATGAGTCCTAACGAGGTAGTAAGGCGCCTGTATAACAGGTCGTTTAAGTATGAGCCTCATTGAAGCAATACCCTGTCTTGGTTGCTATGGTTGGTTCCGCCCCAACGACCTGACCGTTATCAACGGTCTGCTCTACTACTGAGCTACACAGCAAAACTTGGCTGGAGTGGTTGGGATCGAACCAACATCTCGTGTTTAAGATCAGAATGACTTACTGACCGGCGCTCTACCCATTGAGCTACACTCCCTTAGTAAACTGGTATGGGCCTTTCACCCATTGGCTCTCAATCATTCTGCAAGGAAAGGAGAGTCATACCCCTGTGGAGGACCAGGGGTACTTAATGCCGGTAGCGATTTAACCGAATAGACTAGTTAGGGATCGTTCTACCGACTAACTGAAACTGGCTGGGAAAGCAGGGCTCGAACCTGCGACCCGTTGATTAACAGTCAACTGCTCTACCCACTGAGCTATTTCCCATTGGTGCGAAAGGATGGACTCGAACCATCGACCCAGGGATTATGAGTCCCTTGCTCTACCATCTGAGCTACTCGCGCAATTTGGGGAAGGTAGCTGATCCTACCCTCCCCCGACACATATGCTATTTTCAAATAGTAGCTCTATTACCGCTTCACCATCTGGACCTTAAGTCGCTTAAGGTAGGAGGTCGATAGCTGCGACTGCGGATGTTTACCCACCTTCCGCTGGGGTCCCATGACAAGCATCACCCAACCAAGGAACAACGTTCATATGGATTAAAAGGTAAATGCTTGCAAGTGCTTTTGAAGTACGTAATAAGGAAAAGACTAAATTAACCCTAAAGGATAACACTATGCCTAATCCGATTATGCAGTACTTCGAATACGCTCATCTTCCTGCACATCTACAGGGAGTAAGTAAACTAGTAGGTGATCTAGCTAAACAAGTAGATAACCTCATGCCAGACAGTGCTGAGAAGACTGCTGGTCTACGTAAGCTACTTGAAGCCAAGGATTGCTTGGTCCGCGCGTCCCTTCCCGCAAGACCCAACCCCAAACAAACCGATCTGTTTGAACCAAAGGTATTCTAATGCTTACTAAGATAGAGGTCGAGAAGGCTGTACCTGCTAATCTTAAGACTAGTATTACTCAGCAGTTTGTTGACCAGATTAATAGCATTGTCTCCGACCCTATCGTAGCAGAGCAGGTACGGGAGAACTTTATTTCATACTCTACCGTATTAAGAGACGGTAAGTATAAGACTGAGGACTACCTTAATGCAGTAGTCTACGTAAGCTTTAAGCTTATGAACCTTAGCAACAAAGACGCATACTTTAGAACATTCCCACAGAGATACGCATCTCTGATGGCTAAGAATGCTTCTGAAAAGGATATCGCGTCTTATGTATCTATGTATCATAAGAATAAGCTAGTTAATGCTATTCTTCAGCAAGCAATGGTACCCACTTGGGTATTGAACCAAGACTTGTTTCAGGCAGCCCTTAACACCCAAGCAGAACTAATGCGATCTGCTAATAGCGAAATGGTACGAACCACCGCAGCTAATAGCATCCTGAGTGCCTTGGCTAAGCCAAAGGAAACAGGTCCGAGCATTAACTTCAACGCCGTAGAAACCTCTGGGATGAACGAACTGAAGGGTATGCTTACACAGCTAGCACAGCAGCAAGCTGATGCTATCGCTAATGGTCAGACCCTTAAGGACATTGCTGCTCAGAAGATTATTGAGCACAAGGAAGACTAAAATGTCTAATGCTTTACTAAAGCAAGAACTAGATATCTGGTTGGATAAGGTAGACTATAGCGAACTCAATAGTGGTTCCTATGTGCCAGGATTGTTTGCCTTTACCTTTATGAACTTCATTAAACTAGTTAATGGTACAGAAGGTGAAGCACATAAGACACCACCTGTTCATCTTAAGATGCTGGATAAGGTAGCTAGTCCTAGCAAATACATTGCTAATCTCTGCTTCCGTGGTGCTGCTAAGACTACGTTGTTCATGGAATACATGACACTTTACCTAGCAATGTTCGGTCAGATTCCTGGGTTCGGTGACGTATCTGGTATGATCTACGTATCAGACTCTATGGATAACGGTGTTAAGTCTGCTCGTAAGAATATTGAATTCAGATACAATACCTCACCATTCCTTCAAGAGTGGATTCCCCATGCTGAGTTCACTGACAAGTATCTAGAGTTCAAGAATAAGGAAGGCCACCTACTTGGTGTCCGACTCTTTGGTGCAAAGACAGGTCTACGTGGTACTAAGATTTTTGGTAAGCGACCAACTGTCTGCATCATGGATGATCTTGTCAGTGACGATGATGCTAAGTCTCGTGTCTCAATGCAGGCTATTGAAGACACTATTAGTAAGGGTGTGAACTTCGCACTTGATCCAGTAAGACGTAAGGTGATCTTCAACGGTACTCCCTTTAATAAGGAAGACGTACTTGTTAAGGCCGTTGAATCTGGTAGCTGGGACGTAAACGTATGGCCCATCTGTGAAAAGTTCCCATGCACAAGAGAAGAGTTCGTTGGTGCTTGGGAGGATCGCTTCTCTTACGAGTTCGTTGAAGAACAGTACAACATGGCTCTACAGTCAGGGACTCTGGCTGCATTCTATCAGGAGCTAATGCTACGTCTAACGTCTGAAGATGAACGCTTGATCCAAGATGCAGAGATTCGTTGGTATCAGCGAAGCAGACTACTAGAGAACGCTGCCTCGTTTAATTTCTATATCACTACGGACTTTGCTACCTCCACAAAACAAACATCAGACTATAGCTGTATCTCCGTATGGGCATACAATGCACAAGGTGACTGGTATTGGGTGGACGGTATTCACGCCCGACAAACCATTAACGTGACCTTCAATGATCTGTTCAGATTGGTTCAGAAGTACAAGCCACAGCTTGTAGGCATTGAGGTAACTGGTCAGCAAGGTGCCTATATTAATCTTCTTCAGGAAGAACAGATGAACCGAAACATCTGGTTCAACTTTGCTTCTGACCAGAGAGGTAATGTCCCTGGTATCCGACCCATGCTGGATAAGATGTCTCGCATGAACCTAGTAGTTCCTTGGTTCAAGGTAGGTAAGTTCTACTTCCCACAAGAGATGAAAAACTCTGTTATTATGGGTGTAGCTATGGGACAACTAAGATTAGCCACGACTAGTGGTCTAAAGGGTAAGGACGACTTCTTAGATACTATTTCCATGTTGGCTTTCATGACTGTCTGGAAACCATCCGAACAGCCACCAGAAGCTCTACAGGATATGGATCGCTATGAAGACCTACCTGCTAGACAAGTTGAAGGTGGGCTGTCGTCTTATATTGTGTGAGAATAACATGAAGTTAAATCAGCTATACGAGTCACTCTCATACGGTGAGCTATCTAACCTAGCCATCGCTGAAGATACTCCGGGTACGATTAAGGATAAGGCTAAGCCTAAGATCATTCAGTATACGAATGACGCTTTGCTTAGTTTGTATTCCCGGTTTCTTCTAAAAGAGAAACAGGTAATGCTACTGCTTTACCGTCACATCACTAATTACCATTTTGAACCACGGTTTGCTGTTCAGTATGATACGCCTGATGATGAAGTAGATCAGCCATATCGTTACATTCTTGATCTACCTAATGAACCATTCCTTGGCGATGTCATCAAAGTTCTAGTGGTTTATGATGAGTACGGTAATCGTCTACCATTGAATGATGAAGCACGCTCTTGGTCTGTCTTCACACCACAAGCAGCTATGCTTCAAGTGCCTAGACCCATTGAGGGTAATGCTCTTGCTGTTACTTATCAGGCTCGGCATCCTCTTTTGCTTAAGGATGATGAAGACCAGAAGGTAGAAGTACCTGCTATTCTAGAGACAGCACTGAAAGCATTCGTAGCTTATAAGGTGTTCAGTCATATGAATACTGCCGAGAGTTCTGCCAAAGCACAGGAGTTCATGGCATCATATGAAAATGAATGTATGCGGGTTGAAGAAAAAGACTTAGTAAACTCCAGCATTACTACTAGTAATGTACGCTTCCGCAATAATGGATGGATTTAATAAATGGCTATTCGAAATGTCCAAGACCCGCACGGTGGACGTACTGGTCTAGTAGATACGCTTATCGGTAATGCATTCGATATTGTGTATCTAGTGGCTCGGCATATTAACGAGATTAAGTATATCGTCGCTAATATGGAAGCAGTCATCCTTGTAGCTAAGAACCTACCTGAGTCTGTTAATATTACTCGTAAGCTTACTCTGGGTAATCGTGGTCAGATTACTACGTATGATTTGCCAGATGAAGTTACAGTGAGTAATCTTGCCTCTAGCTCATTGATGGTTATTGATAACAATGGTGATGCTTTCCCAAACCAAGATGGTAATTTCCAGTGGTGGTATGATGGTGGGAAGCTCAAAATCTACCTGTCTCCTGATGCTCCATTGGTAATGGCTCAAGCAGAAGCTCGGTGGAATATCACCTATAAGGTTCTATAAGATGGTACCTACTTACATTCCATTCGCTGAGTTTGCAGCTAAGTATCCAGAAGCTAATGCCTCTAGTCGGGTCTTTGCTGAGAAGGATAAGAACGCACCAGTAGTGCCACCGATTGATACGGTCATTACCCTACCTTATGAGGGTGCTGTTGGTCGGAGCCTTCTAGATATTGCTGGTGACTTTGTGTTTGCTGAAGCCTTTGGAGCTAAGGGGGATGGTGTCACTGATGACACTACTGCCATTCGTAATGCTCTGAAGTCTAAGAATAGTGTCTACTTCAAGCCTAACTCTCAGTATCTTCTGGGTCCAATTGAACTAGCCTATGGTGGTCAGAAGCTACTAGGTGCAGGTATGGGTTCCACACTTCTTGTGGCTCGTGACAATGCTCCCTTCATTACTCTGACTAATGAGTTTGGACATGAAGGTAAGGGTATTCAGAACCTGAATATCGACTGCTCTGTTCAGACTGCCTATGCACCAAACAGGACAGATCACCCTGTTAACTACGCAGTAGGTG